TTGATAAATCCGACAAGCGGGACTTTACAGCGTTTTCGTGTTTGTTCCCTGAGTACGATAGCCACGGGATAAGTCGGCTGACTATCTGGCCTTTCGTAATCGCCCCTGAAGCATACATGGAAAGGAATTCGAACTTAGCTCCATTCGCGGAGTGGGTCGAGAACGGCGATCTCATTGTAAGTCCTGGAGATGTAATTTCTGTTGGGACAATTTACGACACTTTTGGTATGATAAACGACCATTGCGACGTGAGGTATCTGGCCTACGATCCTCACAAAGCAGAATCCGTAACTCAGATCATCGAACAGGGGGCTTCGTCAGTAGACGGTGGCGAGTTGAGCAAAGGGTACGGAGTAGAGCGAGTGTCCGTAAATCAGGGAACTGCTCTGTTCGAGCCTATCAATGAGTTTGAGGCATTGGCGATTGAAAATAAGATCCGGCACCCAGGCAACAAAGTCTTTGATTGGATGATGGGCAACATTCATGTAAAAGACACCGCAGGAAGAAAACGACTGCTCAAAGCGGACGAAGGTTTAGCTAGAGTCAGGAAGATTGACGGTCCAGTGGCAGCTGTAACAGCGTTAGCCTTGGCAATCGATAACGAATATAGACCGCAACCGAGCGTGTACGAAAGCAGAGGACTGCTGACACTATGAGTATCTTGCAGGCATTAAAGAACATGTTCTGGTCCCACGGGGGACACTTGGAATCAGGGCAACCGAACCCCGGTCATCCGTTCTGGTATACCAGTATGCTGGACGCCGCGAGCGGAAGACCTCAAATCACCCCCGAGTATGCCCTTAAAATTTCGGCTGTCCTGGCTTGTGTTCGGGTCATCGCGGAATCGGGTTCGACGTTGCCAGTGAACCTGTACAAGCGTAACAAAGACGGCACCAAGGAGAGGGCATCCGATTCGTACCTCCATTCTGTGGTTCATGACATCCCAAACAGGTGGCAAACGTCCGTAGAATTCTACGATCAGATGTTTAACTATCTGCTGCTGAACGGTAACAGCTTGCACCGCATCGTGGGGAACTCACAGGGGCCAATTGGGGAACTGCGACCGATTAACCCTTTGAGAGTCCAGAAGGTCAAAATGCTTCCGGACGGGAGGAAGCGGTTTTACCTCGACGACGACGAAACTCTCGACTCGCACGAGGTCTTGCACGTTATGGGGATGTCTCTGGACGGGATGTGGGGAACCTCCGTTTTAAGCTACGCCCGAGACTCTCTAGGCATATCTTTAGGTGCGGAACAGATGGGGCTCCAGCTGTTCGAGAGCGGTCTACGTCCCAGCGGTGTTTTGCAGCACCCGCATAATCTCAGCGAGGAAGCTGTTGACCGTCTTCGCAAGCAGATGCTCGAATATCACGGTGGAAAATTCCACAAGCCACTTGTTCTCGAAGAAGGTATGTCGTGGAGTCAGCTTTCGGTGACTCCCGAAGACGCGCAATTCCTGGAAACTCGTAAGTTCCAGGTCGAGGAGATCTGCCGGATATTTCGCGTTCCGCTGCACATGGTGCAATCGCTCGACAAAGCTACGTTCAACAACATCGAACACATGTCGATTCAGTTCGTAACACATACGTTACGACCGTGGCTCGTGAGAGTCGAGAAGGCGATGAAGAGGGACTTGCTATATCAAGACAAGTTCTACGTGGAGTTTTTGACCGAAGGACTTTTGAGAGGGGATACACAGTCCCGATACGAGGCTTATGCGTCCGCGATCCAGAATCAATGGATGTCGCCTGATGAAGTTCGATCCCTGGAAAATATGAACCCAAGGTCGGACGGTGAAGGTGATAAGTACGAAAACCCTGCTATCAATCCGAGAAACAAAGGATCTGAGACTGCTCCTCCCCCTCAGTCTGAAGGTGAAGCTGTTGCCTATGCTTTCGCAGAAGACCTTGCGATCAGCATCGCCAGGCGGGAAGAAGCTCAGCTTGAGAAAAGAGAGTCAGGTGCAGTTAAAGACCCGGAAAAATTTAAGGAATGGGCAGTAGAGTGGTACACTAAGCACGCAGAGTGGACTGATTCAAGGATCAATACATTTTGCGAAGTTACGGGCGTGCAAGACATCGACCGAATCAAATTTGTAGAGGATATCACTGCAGGGGCTGTTAAATCCTTATCCGATTCCGAGGATACGGAGCAGTGGATCCAATCCAGGAAAGAGAATCTTTACTCCACCGTCTCGGACGGTCTTAAACAGGTGATCGTATGAAATACCAACACATCGCTCAGGAACTTTGCGCGCACCCATGGGCCATTACAGAATCAAAGCTGAACGCTATCGTCGGCGTCCTGAACGCCAAGGAAAAGGGCGTGGACATCGCCGCTGACATCAAGCAGGAATTACAGGCAGCTGCGAAAGAACGTCAAGACAGATTGACCAGGCAAACGGGCAAAATCGGGTTGATGGGCATTCACGGGACTATTAGCCATCGACCTTCTATCTTCACTTCCGGCGGGATGTCCGCAATGGAAATTCGAGAGGCAGCGAAGACGCTTGAAGCAGACGAAGACATTGCGGAGGTCATTATCGACGTGGACTCTTCCGGTGGATCGGTCTTCGGCCTCCCCGAGGCGGCACGAGCTATTTACGAATTGCGAAGTGCTAAGCCGGTTACAGCGGTGGTCAATGCCAACGCGCACTCAGCGGCATATTTTCTTGCATCGCAAGCTACAGAGATTGTCACGACTGAGAGCGGGTATCTCGGCTCCATCGGCGTGATCCTCCCGGTTATCGACGACTCCGAAGAGGAAGCAAACGTCACTTATATCAAAGCCGGTAAATATAAAGCTGAAGGATACGAGGCTCCGACAGAAGAGTACAAGGAACACATGCAGGGTCTCGTGGACGAGTTCTATGTGCAGTTCATCGACGCTGTTGCTCGTGGTCGCGGAATCGAAGCGTCCAAAGTAGAAGCTGATTTCGGACAGGGGAGAAGTTTCCTGGCGAAAGAAGCTATCAGCAGAGGCATGGCAGATAGGGTTGCCACCCTCGATGAAGTCATCGCAGAAAAGGTCAGTAAACTGAAATCTAAGACTAGGGATCGTCGACTCCGCGCGGCTATGGCCTGAAAAATTTGACTTAGATTCAGAAGAACCTTAAACTGGAGCGACAAGCTAGTACGAAATTCGGCTAGTTACGGCACGCTATGCGGCCAAAACTAATCTCTCTCATTTACCCTTTCTCTTAAGGTAATGGCCGAATTATGAACAATCTCAAAAGACTGAAGCAAGACCTCGTGGCAGCTAAGAAGGCGTTGAAAGCCGGTGCTGACGAAGGAGTTACGGACGAAGAGTTCGACGCACTCGAAGCAAAAGTGGAAGAGCTAAACGCTTCCATCGCCAAGGAAGAGGACCGTCTTCGACGGGTAGAAGCTCTTTCTGGCGGCGATGAAGTCGACACCCAATCCGAAGAGCCTAAGATCACGAAGATCGAAGACGCATGGCAGAAAGACCCTTCTCTGGGTTACTCTCGCCCAGGGGTTTTCCTGGAAGATGTCATGCAGGCTGAAATGCAAGGCAAAGTTTCTCCCCAGTTGAAGTTTCTTGCTGCCGCTGGTAGCGACGAGCATTCAACGCTGTCGAACACTTACGGTGGATTCTTGATCCCCGAAGCGTTTCGTCCCGAAGTTTTGTCTGTACCAGTTGAGGCCGATCCTACGGCTGGCCGCGTCATGCAAATCCCAATGGCATCGGATGTGGTTAACATCCCTGCCCGGACTGACAAGAATCATACTTCTTCTGTCAGTGGTGGTTTGACTGTCGGGCGTACGACAGAAACTCAAGCTCCTTCTTCCAGCCGCATGGCATTGGAGAACGTGAAGCTGGAAGCGACAGCCCTTATGGGGCTCAGCTACGCTTCTGAGCAACTCCTCGAGCGGTCAGCCGTCTCTTTCATCGCCCTCCTTGAACGTGGATTCTCTGACGAATTCGCCAGCAAGATGCTCGATGAAAAGATCAACGGAACCGGGGCAGGATCTCCTGTCGGTATCCTGAACGCCGCCGCAACAATCTCTGTGGCGAAAGAAGGTGGTCAGGCAGCCGATACGATCAACGGCACGAACCTGGTCAATATGCGTCAGCGAGCGTGGCGTTACGGCAATTCGATCTGGATCGCCAACCACGACACTTATCCTCAGCTGAATTCAGCTCACATCTCGCTGACCAACGACGACGTTCCTGTCTTCGTTCCCGGCAATGGAGTTGACGTTCCAGACACTCTGCTGGGCCGCCCGATTTTCTTCTCCGAGTATGCAAGTACTCTGGGAGACTTGGGCGACATCATGCTCTGTGACTGGTCGCAGTATCTGTGGGGAACGCTTGGAGGAGGCAGCATTCAGTCTGCTGAATCTATGCACGTTCGCTTCGTGAACCACGAGCGTACGTTCAAGTTCTATACCTACAACACCGGAGCACCTTGGTGGAAGTCTGCACTGACACCTAAGAACTCCAGCACCACTCTAAGCCCATTCGTCGTTTTGGCTGAACGAGCTTAACCCTCTAACTGACCCTTCGACATTCTGCCGGGGAGCAATCCCCGGCGCACTTTCTAGGAGAAACTGATTATGGCAGTTGCCACAGTAACAGATCAATCGTCAAGCATCATGGCGATTACTCAATATGACCACGACCCAGACGGCACATCAGCGGTTGATGTAGCGTGGGTCGACATGCGTGATTATGGACGCTTCATCGCATCGTTCTTCCGCACTGTCGGAACCTCCGCACTGACGTACAAGATCCTCGCCAACAGTGCGAGCGACGGCAGTGGGTCGGACGTGGAGATCAAGGCGGGATCTGCCGCGCCAGATGCCGTTGGCGATTACGCATTCTTGGAATGCACGGCAGAGGAACTGCTTTCAGCCGGTTCTGACCTGCGATACGTCACACTCAACCTGACCTTTGCCACCGGCACTGATGAGGGAGTGGTGACTTATGTTCGCAGCATGCCTCGGCATGCCACTTCAAGTTTGACCTCAGATAGCATCGCTTAATCATGCCAAGCAAAGCTACTTCTAATGTCCCGGTTAAGTTTCTTCTTAGCCGGGACGTTCGAGACCACAACGGTAAGGTCGTTGAATCTTTCAAAGAGGGGGAGACATATACTCTTCCCCAGGATTCGGCTGACCGATGGGTAAGACGAGGAATCGCGGCGTATGCGCCAATCGACGATAAGCCTAGTAAGAACAGTTCCGCCATCCGTCGAACCGGTAGTCGCAAGCGATCTTAAGACCTGGCTCGGCTACGGTGGAACAGATCAGGACGCGGTGTTCGATTCGATGATCGTTGCAGCACGGGAGTGGACAGAAATGTACCTCAACCGGCAGTTGATCACGTCGACATGGCGATTGAACCTGATGTTCTTTGAATGGAACGTCATCGACCTCCCCAAACAACCGATTCAATCTATCACTTCAATAACGTACGTAGATACCGAGGGCACCAACCAAACTCTCAGTTCTTCGCTATACGACTTCAGTGCGGATAGCGGGAGGATTGCCCCGGTCTACAACGAATCTTGGCCCGATACACGGGACGAACTGGAACCAGCTTCCATAACGTACGTCGCCGGGTACGGAGACGAAGGTCACGATGTCCCTGAGCCTATCCGGCAAGCGATTCTCCTGATCGCATCCGGCTTGTGGATGGGGATGCAAGGATGCGGGTCCGGTTGTGACGGGAACGGTATTAACCTGGCTGCAAAAGCTATGCTCTACCCTTACAGGATCCTATCGGTATGAGAGGCAAAGCCCGAGCGTGTAAACCTTTCAACTGCTCCCTGACTATAGAGCAGCCGGTTACCGCTGTGTCCAGTGCAAACGACTACAACGAGATCGACCTTTATGACGATTCCAACTGGACAGAATACTGCGTAAGACCAGCGTACCGCAGGCCGATGAGTGGACGAGAAAAAGAAATTCACGGGCAAATCATCGGGATGCGTGATGAGGTTTTCGAGTTGTGGGGCGACAGTTTAACCCGCAAAATACTCGTAACATACAGGCTACAATACACAGACATCGACAACGTCACCCATACATTGCAAGTGTGGGACAAACAAGTCAGCGATGATTTCCGCTGGATTACATTGCGGGCAAGAGAGGATTCGACGGTGGCCTGATGAATACCTCCAAAGACGTAAAATCCGGATTCATACATACCCAAGGCATCGAAAAGGTCTCTAAGCTGATCGTGGACCTGTGGTCTTTCGACGGCAACCGGGCCATTAGAAAAGCTGCGGCAAGCTCTATCCGAAAAGGGTTTACGATCCTTCGTCAAGCGTATAGGGATGCTGCACCGAGAGGACCGCACAAACCTGCCAGCAGATATCCGAATCACTTCAAGATGAAGGATGCTCCCCGACAGAAAGTGCGGAGGCCACAGAAGCGAAGGAAGGCTGAGGCCAAAGTGGGATACAACGTCGGAGTCAGAATTAATGGCGGCAAGAAACGAGCTTACCACGCACACTGGCCTACGGTCGGCACGAAACCCAGGAGAGGACCAAGGGGAAGAATCCGCCCTTCAAACAAAATCCAGAACCAGATCACGCCTAAAATCAACGTCGCTATCCGTAAGATTCAGAGCGAGTTCGAAACCTGGGTAAGGAGTCTCTGATGGCGGCGACAGTCAAAAAAGAATTGCGGGATCGAATTGCATCTCTGTCTGATATCACGACAGCTTCTTACGCGGTGTACATGGATCGTATTCCTGAAGGAGTAACGGACTATAAGACCGTGGTCCTATCGCGAAACGGAAGCAATCAAAATCCTACTCTGGCCGCCGACGACGACGAGCTAATTACTGAGCAATTTGAAGTACAAATTCGAGGCAAAACAAGCTATGATACGGAGGTGATCAGTGATGCGGTTATAGACGACCTTCAGACTTTACAGGGAGTCAATTTAGGATCGATCCGAAAGATTGGATCGGTCATGATTGATAACTTAGAAGACATGTTTGAGGCTGACGATTACGGTGGAGATGCAGGGAACGCCGTTATCATTGCATCCGTTACTATTATGCACGTCCCCCAGTAGGAGAACTAATCGTGGCAAAACTCATCGGCAAGGGTACGAACTTGCAACTCACTATTTCCTCAGTCCTGACGACAATCGCGCAGGTGACCGACTTCTCTGTCGGTGCTCAAGATCCTGAAGTGTTCGAAACCCGAACGCTTGACGGTGGCGTTGCCGTTGGTAAGCAGGCAACAGGCTACACCGCTCAGGGTGATATCACGGGAACTCTGTTCCTCGACACCAGCAACGCGACACATCAGTTCATCGCCAGCAACTCGCAAGCACCCGGAACGACTGTCGCCGGTAAGGTTGTCATGACTGATTCCGCAGAGCTGACTTTCACAGCTGCTGCTATCGGTATGGGTGACACCGCGATTTCGATGAGCGACGGCGTGAAGTCCGGGTTCACTGTCAAAACCGAAGGTCTCGTAACCTATCCAACTTCATAAGGTAATCCATGAAAGCTAGGACACTGGTCCCAACGGAAGTGCTTGACGCAATCGACCCCGAAGGAACTCCCATCTATCGGGTCGAGGCCGCCGGGTTCGTCGTCGACGATCCAGACTGTCACTGGTTGGTACGCAACGGAGTGGCTGAGCCTGCCGACGAGGAGTGTCAGCAGGCGTGCGCCAAATACTGGAACCCAACGTCCAAGGAGTACCTGCGTGCCAATTACGATCAGCTCTGCTGTGCCCACACAACGGGATCGTCTCTGTACGACAGTGAAACAGGCGACCCAGAAGCCCTGGAGCGCATGAAGAAGCGGCTGAAGTCGAAGCGGATTGCAGTGAACAGTGACGATCCACAGGACGTTATGAAGAAGCATCTTAAACTTGTCAAACAATTGAAGGTAGAGGCTAATGAGCGACTTAAGAGACAGAATCAAGTCAAAGTGCAACCGAAGGTACAAGACGGTCAAGATCCAGGGCGAAGAACTGACGATTCAGACGCTGTCAGTCACTGAAGCCGAGGACTACTTCCAGAACCCACAGGCTCATAGACTGATTATGTGGGCAGTCGTGGACCCCGAAACGAAGAATCGCGTTTTCCTCGAAGATGATGAAGACGATCTGATGAACTTGGAAGCGGGGTTAGCTTTGCCTTTACGCCTTGAGATCCAGCGGTTCAACGGGTTTGTTTCTTACGAGGACGAAGAGGGAAACTAGACGTCGACCCTCTCGAGGACTGGTGGATTAGCCTCGCCCTAAGAATCGGGAGGGTCGACTTTAGGTCGCTTAAAAGTGAAATGAGCTACGAAGACTTTCAGAAGATATTTGACTTCACTATGAGAGAAAACGGGGTTGAAGTCCCAAGAGAGGCAACTGCGGAAGACATTTTCTTTTCTGCTACCGGCGAAGCCGAAATTTTCACAGGTGAATTCTAATGGTATCCGGCTACGGAATTGCGTTAACATTTGGCCTCGTAGATAACTTCTCTGATAAGTTAAAGAAGGCGAACGCAGCGGTTGCACAAACGGGGAAATCCGTTAGCAGAGCGAATAAGGATATGCGCCAATTCCAGCAAAACCTGGTTTTTGCTGCTGAAGATGCAATGGCGGTCTACGGCACAACTGGTTTGTCCGGTGTTCTTCGTGCCACATCCAACAACATCACAATGATGGCAATGGCTCTGGCTCCAGGATCAGCGTTAGCGTCCGGCTTGACTGTTGCTGCTATGGGTGTCGGACAAATCGCGTTGGCATGGTGGACGGCGGGTGAGGAAGCACGCAAAGCCGAGGAAAAACAAAAGAAAGCCGCTGCCGCCGCACGCACCACCGATCTGCTCAAGGATCAAATTGCAGCGATCAAAGAAGAAGGTCGGTTTTGGTATTCACTGAGAGAAAAGGACAAAGAGCAGAT